CCTGTTATGATATTAACACCACTAGATACAAAGCTACCTATAAAACTACCAACGGCATTAAGTGCTCCATTCGCCATATTCCAAACGGTTCTAACAACAGTAGCCGATAAGTTAAGAATACCATTGATTAGTCCTTGACAAATAAATTGGCCTATCTCTGCAAAGGCTGTTGAAGGAGAATGTATGCCTAAGAAATCTTTAATAGATTTAAGCATTCCTGCACCTAAATCTGCTACTGAAGCAAACAAAGCTGCCATCATACTATCCATACCACTAAGAATACCTTTTACAATATTTATACCAACATCTAACAACATATCACTCATACTATTAAGGGCATCAACAATTGCTGTTATTAAGTTAAGACAAGCACTTGTTATAGCTGGAGTATTGTTTCTAATCGCATCTGCTAATCCATTTACGAATGCTAATATAAAATTCAATGCTGACTCAATTATTCTTGGTAACTGAGCAGCAACAGAATCTACAAATGTTATTACAATAGTTACAGCAGCGTCGATTAATTTTGGAATCTGGCCGTTTATGCTATTTAGAAAAGCTAGCATAAACTTTGCAGCTGCTAGCACAAGTTGTGGCATGTTATTAGTTATTCCATTCATAAAACCTATAACTAATTTCATTCCAGCATCAACCATTGGCAAAATGTATTTGGCTAACTCAACTAATAATACTAATAACAACTTTACAGCTGCTTTTACAACTGGATCGATAAGAGCATCGATAACTGCTACTATTCCTGTTGCTATTGCAATAACCGCTCCTTGTATAGCAGGAATCGCTGCTTCAATCTCTGTGGCTATTGCTATTACTGCAGTACCTATAAGTTTTGCTATCATTGGAATGGTTTTAAGTAGAACAACAAATCCTGCAATAAGACCTGCAATAAAGGCACCAAGTGAAACAGTTAAAGCGGCTAATCCAGCAGAGAATAGAATAAGACCTCCTCCTAAAAGAAATGCTCCTACACCAATAAGTCCGATGGCTGCAGCTAATGTAAATATAATAGGGGCTAATGGAGCTAATACTAATCCGGCCAACCCTAATACTACAAATATTCCAGCTAAGGCTAATAGAGCAACCCCTATAACTTTGATTGGAAGAAGTCCTAATATAACCATTGCTGGTACTAATACATTAACCGCTATAGCTAATACTAGTAAAGCTGCTGCTCCTGCTAAAACTCCTGGGTCACTCATTGCTCTGGCTGCTAATGCTAAAATACCTAATGCAACACCTATAGCAATCATACCTTTGGCTAAAACTGGTATAGGTATAATAGCATACAAACCAATCGCTCCAGCAAATAATGTTAATGCTACGGACATTAAGGTCATGCCAACACCAACAGCAATCATATGTTCTGGATTACCAATAACCTTAATGAACACTCCTAGAACCAATAGTGCTGAAACAATACCTTGTATTCCAGCGTCCATAACTTTTGGATCAATTGCACCAAACTTCTTTACAGCATCACAAAGAATTAATACTGCTAATGCAATACCAACTACTCCTATAATACTTGTTTGTATACCAGCTGCACTAGATGTAAATTTAATAAATATTGCAAGAGTTGTTAATATTGCAGCTAACCCTTGCACACCTGTTTTCATTTTCTCATTATCAATTTCACTAAGTTTCTTTACAGCTTCGGCAATAAACATAATTGCTACGCCAAGAGCTATAAGTTTAGTTGGCAATCCTGGAGAGGCAGATGAGGCTTTATCTAATACCATCATGCCTAAAGATAATTCTAAACATATTACTGTGAGTGCACTTAAAGCCTTATATAAGGCCTCAGTTGGAATTAATGATAAAGCAACAACTGATAAAGCAAGTATACCTATTGCTATTGCTATTTTTAATATTGACTCTGCTTTAAGTTTCTTTTGAAATGCTTCAAGTGATCCTGTGACGCCTTCAATTATTCCTGAGAAACCATCAGTTACAGATTTTACTGAGCCTATAGCTTTAGTGAATGATTTAGCTAGCATGAATATACCACCACCAGCAAGAGCTATACCTAAATCTGATAATGTTAAACCTTTAATTTTATCAATCAAGAATGTAATAGCTGGGCCAAATGTTCTTTTTATAGCACCACCAATTTCTTCTAAGACATTCTTAAAACCTTCAATTTTATTTCCTGCACCAGAGAAAGATTCTTTTACTTTATCTCCGGTGTTACTTAAAAATACAAATGCTGTACTAAGTTTATCAGATGCTCCTGTAGCTTCATTAAAATTAAGTTTCTGTATACTAGCTATTAAATTTTTAATACCACCACCAAGATCCATAAACAGCATTTTGATTGTACCTAATACATCTTCAAATAGAGTAGATGTTTGTACAAATGTTTTGAATTTATCAATGTATGGTCCTAGGGCATCTTTAATACTATTTACAACATCTTCAAATAGAGTAGATGTTTGTATAAAATGATTTACTGCTTCAATATATGGTAATAGAGCCATCCAAGCAGCTGTGAATGCATCTTTAACTGAATTTGTTATGTCCTCAATTAAGGTCGAAGTTCTTACAAAGGTCTTTAATTGCTCAATGTAAGGTATCAAAGCATTTCCGATATTTATAAATACAGATTTAACTTTATCTGTTACATCAGCAATTAAGGTAGATGTTTTTACAAAGTTTTTAAATTGTTCAATTACTGGTCGTATAACATCTGCTACTGTATTAAAGCCAAGGGCAATTACACTAATAGCTGTTGTTATGATTTTTCTTACAACTCCCATAACTGCACCGATGCCGGTTAGAGCAATACCAAAGATATTACTTTTCTTAATTGCATTGTCAATCATTGCTAAGAAATAACCAAATCCACCTGTTACGGCATAGACTCCATCTGTTACTGGAAGGAATGCTCCTACAACTAAGAATAGAGCTTTTGCAATGAATGTTATGATTTGTACACCAATATCTAATACTGCAAATAAACCTTTAAATGTGTTATGTATATTTTCAAGACCAGATTTACTCATAGTAAGACTTGACACAAAGCTTTTTAATCCAGTTGTAATATTAAATAACTGTTTGGATGTAGTTGCAGGAAATACCTCTCTAAATGCAGAACTAACTGCTTTAACAACATCCATTACATTCGTAAATGCTATTCTAATTGCATCTATTAACGCAGTACGTCCACCTAAGGCTTTCCATCCAGTAAGCATTGTATTACGAGCAGTAGCTGAAGCACCTATAATTCCACCAAGAGTATTACTTACACTTGTAAATAACATTTTGGCTTCATCAAAGTCACCTACTATAGTACCCCAAGTTTGAGCCCAACCAGATCCAACTGCTTCTCTTAAAGTATCTAATAACTGGCTAAATGTTTTAACTTTAGTAGCTGCTTCATATGCTGTCTGACCCATTTTCATTATAGATACAACTTGTTTATCACTATATCCAAGAGCTTTAAGTTGTTGAGCACTTAGATCACCTGTGAATTTACTTAGAGTTTCAGTTAATACACTAGTTGTCAACCAACCAGTTTTTAATGTTTCTCTAAAAGAACCTTCTTTTTTTATCATAGCATCAATATTGACACCATGAACTTTTGCTGTTTCTTGTAGTGATTTTTGAAATATTTCACCACCCATACCAGCATTAACAACAGAGTTCCAATCCATAAGCTTTACCGTACCAGAAGCCATTGCTTGTGATAACTGATACATTGCTGTAGATGCTTGTTCTGAATTAGAACCTGATACAGCTGCTAAATTAGCAATACCTTTAATTGCTGCTACAGAGGTCTTTAGATCAACTCCAGCTGCTGTAAAAGTACCAATATTTTTAGTCATTTCAGTAAAATTATAAATAGTTTTATCAGAATATGTATTTAACTCACCTAATGCTGCATTTACATCTTTAAGTGTTGTACCTTTAGAAGAAGTGTTCGCTAGTACTGTTTGTATAGCGCCCATCTGAGTTTCATATTCCTTAAAACCATCCATTACTGGGTCAAGGGTTAATGATGAAATAAGATTCTTTCCAGCATTCATAGCAGAGTTTGTGATATTTAAAAGTGCTCCAACAGCTATAACTTGTAATGCTGAGAATTTTACTTTTATAGCATCTACACCACTAGCTAATCCATCCATAGAAATATTTTTTGCTGCTGCACCAACACCTTCTAAACCCTTAGATGCACCTTCTAAATTTAGACCTTTTTTCAAACGATCAAGAGTGCTCATGGTAACTGCAGTCCCTGACTCAAATTGTTTGTTATCAAATTTCATTGAGACTACTCGTTCATCAATTTCTGTACTCATAATTTAGTAACCTCCTTCCATGCTAAGTCTGCAATTTTATCAAATATTGGACGAATAGCAGGGTTAATATAATCTCTTCCTGCAACCCATCTACCATTTTTTGTAGCATGACCGTATTGTAATATAACAGCAATCGGTACACCCTCTACTTTGCTAGAATTAAACCATGAAATAGTAGTTTTACCTCCAGCAGTTATAATTTTATAAGACCAAGAAGATGCTGTTACTCCAGAATCAACTGGGGTATTTCTAGCTAGAGCAGTTACTCCTTGTTCTCCATATTTACCTAAGTCACTTATACGGAGGCCTTTAGCCTTACTTAAGAACTTACTAGTCTTTGAAAAATCACCTGTTTGTGTAAATGATATCATATAAAGACCTCCTTATCCTTCACTGTTTAATCTTTTTCTTCGTTCATTATTTAAATTTGTATTTTTACTCATAATTTCTGAATTTGACATAGGTTTAGCTTTCTCACGCTTTTTATTACATACTGTGATCAATGCTAAAAGTCTATTCAAATGCCATTTCTGATATTCGAAAGGAATACTATATGTAATCATCCAATAATAAATTATTTCAGATGTAATTATCTCATTTGATGCTGAACCTTTTATTTTAGTAAACCAGGTTGCAGTCATTGGGTCTTCTATATATGTGCTAACTGTTTTAATATAAATTTTATCTGAGACATTCTGAGTAATGGTCATACACCTTATATAATCAAGAGTTTGTTCTATTGTTTTAGGTTCTTTTGAAAGAAAGGGTTTACGCCATTTTGATTCCCATTTGGAAATAGAGACAAGAGAGTGCTCAATTGTTATTATCTGTCCCTTAGTGTTAATAAATTCCATCTTCTCATTATCATACTCTTCGAAATCAGATATAATAAGTTTTAGCATTTCTTTTGCCTCCATATAAATTTATTTTAAATTAATTTTTTCAGCATTGGCTCTTCTTTCCAAAAATGAAGCATATATTAACATACTACTTAATTGGCCTTTTAATATACTATAACTACAAGTTGGTTTAAAAGAAAGAGTTCCTGTTTTATACTTTTGTAACATTGCTTTAAGCCCGTTTGCTCTAATCTTTACTTGAAAATATTCAGCTTTGAATCGTTCTGCATAATCTGAACTAACCATCATATCATAGGTATCCTTTAATTGTTTTGGATTTGATATAGGATCAGTTGATTGCATAGACTCAACTGTTGGTTCAGTGTTATCTACTACTTTTGGCTCTTCTGTTGATTCTGGGGTATCTATTAGAACACCTTTTGGCTCTTCTGTTGATTCCACATTAATTTTTGGTTCTTTCATTGTATTGCCACCTTTCTAATTTATTTTACTACTACATTTTTACATTTCTTATAAGCATCAAGATATCCTTCATTTTTATCACCATTCCAGGTAAACTCATAATACATACCATCAGAAACAGTAGTACTAAGCATTGCTTTATTATTCTGCAAAGTCTTGCACTGCCAAACAACATAAACGTCATCTGAAGTTATGCTTACATTATCAGTCTTTTCAGCTTCTTCATTAAAATACTTAGCTATTGCGACTTTTGCTTTATCGATAAATGTTTGTTGTATTTTGCTCATATTATTTTCTCCTTTCTAATTTAATAATAAATAATTCAGAGTAAAAGGTCTCCCTCAAAGAGGCCCTCTATAATATTACTTTCCTTCTGGGATAGAGGTTGGTTGCTTTTCAGCTTGTGGAACTATTCCATTAACAAAAGCTGCTGATAACACAGAGTCAGTAGATAATTCCATAAACAAATTAGAAAATGCTTCTGTTTGAGAAAAGCCCTCAACTAATTCTTTGTTCTTGATAAATCTTTTACCATCAGCAGATTTTTCACCATAAGACTTAAGAACAAGGTCTTTAAATATTTTTATAATTGATGGCATATCTTGTGTTGCAACAAGTTTTTCTAGCATAGCACTTAATCCGCCATTAGTAGACATTTCCATTTCCATTACTTCAGCCTTTGAAAGATTAAAGTAAAAATCCTCCGTTCTTTCAGCACCGTTATAATCGATATAAGTTATCTTTTTCTTTAACATGTTAATAATCTCCTTTCAAGAGAAATTTTCAAATTTAATTAAAGGACTCAGCTACTACAGTCAAATAGGTTGAGCCCTTTAAAGTAAGCTAATACATTAATTACTACATATAGTGTATTAGGAAGACTTCCTACCAATGCAGGTAAGCCTTTTAAAATTAATTAGTAACCTCAACTAATGTTGAATGGCCACCATTTTGAATTATTAAGCAGTTGTGAATGTCCTAACTATAGGAGTAAGTAACTGATTGTAAATGTCAATAGTATTAAGAACTACTATCAAGTAAGGTGTATCTGCTGTTAAGTTTGCAGTTGGTTTGAAGGTCAATATTTTTCCTGTAGCATCCCAAGTCTTAGTTCCTGCAATAACTACTCCAGCAGCAGATGTAAGTAATACTCCATCATTAGCTATTTTATTATTGAATGTAAGAACTATACTAGATGAAGTAACTACAGTAGTAGCTGCATCAGCAGGAACACTAGTAGATAGTGCTAATTCATCTGGTACTTCTCCTGCAAAGATGGTTGCAATTTCATCTGGTAATGGCATACGAGCATTCACACCCGTTGTTCCATACAGAATTGCTTCTAGTATTGCAAGGTTAGCAGATGTAACTTTTGTTGAATCAATGGTTAAAGATGCTGTTGGTTTAAAACCGGTTAATGCTACTGGGGTAGTTGTAATTTCCCAAGAGAAAGTTATTGCCTCTGGAGAATCATTAACTGTCTTATACCCTTTCTCAGAAGGTGCTGCCATAGCTCCATATATTAAATGAAGTTTATATCCATGATCTGCTCCCTCTGTATCATTACCGATAGTTGTCTTATAACAAAGACCAAAAGCCTTACGATTCTGTTGACCAACAGATACTCCTGGAGTTACTAGTCCTGATCCATCACATACACCAAACTCATTTGGATAAGTGTAAGCCTCAACAGTTGCACCAAATTCTTCTGCTGATACAAGACTTAAATATTTAATATCATCTGCATATATAGGTGAAGCTTCTGCTCCAGAAGGGCTCTCTGTAACAGCTGTTAAACCATTCCATGCTACACCTACAGAATATAATCCACCTGCTTGAAGTGGATAAAGGACTGCTTGTTTTACGCCTGTTTCATAGGTTCTTTCTCCTAATTGATCCCAAACTAATTTTGACATTATTATTCCTCCTTATTGTTTAAATATTTATTGTTTTCTTAAAAAAGCAAAAGCACTTTCCAAACACATTAATTTGAGTCCATGAGGTTGCTTTTCTAATACCATCTTCTTCATATTTTGTAATATGATGTTGCATAATTCACTCCTCCTTATTAATAATATAATGTGAAAGCATCATGATTAAGATTATTCATAGTATAATTTTTAGTCCATCGACAATTAGGTAACAATGCAATTTTACCTATATATATACTATCTGGATCTTCATCGATTAATATTACTTCGTATGCAATTTTAATAGAATACACAGAGTCATTAGCATACGTAGTTTTAATTTGATCCCGTGAATAAACTATTGCTGGGTATTGCATATTTGTTGTAGAAGGGGGTTGGTAATATACGTTACCAGACCCTAAAAGATCTAACAATAGTTTTTGG